CTAAGACACCTCCTTTAAGCTTTGAACTACTGATTCCGGCAACCCAAAAAAATCATTTAGAGTTTTATCAAATTCACCGCTTTCAATGAATTGATCCATCAGATTTACTTGCTGATCGATATTGCTATCTTCACAAGGCTCACATGGTTTTTGAATATCAGTCATTGTTTTTCTCCTTGAGCCTTCAAGTATTCAAACTTTGCATCTGCCCAGTTCTTAGAATCATATGGGCTTAATCCTTTTTTCTTGCACCAATCAGCGCACCAGAGCCATTGCGCATCGTCATATGGGGTGGGTTCAATTATTTGGTTATTGCTATCCATCACGCCACCTCATAGAAGCGCTTAGCCTCATCAAAATCAGAAGTAATTAACTCAGCACTATCTTTGTAGCAGTGCACGATTTCACCGTACTTAAAAGCTTGTTCAGCCTGCTGCATGTTTTTGCACTGGTACATCGGCTCTTTAAACCAGTCTTCTGTATAAAACATTTGTTCTTGGTGGTCTTCGGCTGTGCCTTCCCACTCTTGAACCTGAAAGTATTCATCAAATGATTCGATCATGAACTGATTGCCTTCAGCCTTAGTCATTGCTCTGTAACGAGCCAAAGCACGTTCAGCAATTTCTTTTGATACGGCAGGTGACTGCTCATGCGGACTATCATCTTCAGGGCAGATTCCTACGCACCACAATTTATTCTTTTCCATCACGCCACCTTCACATCTAAATAATCAGGGTTATCCAGATGCTCCTCATATTCATGAAATAACACCTGGCATGCCGCATTACCTGTTAAATCTTTCTTTAAAAGCACGTAACTCAACGTCTTGCGTGTGCCTTTGCCGCTAAATGTCGAGCTGCCATCCGCAAGTTCATTTTTGGTATAACCCAATTTTTCTAGCCACAGCTTGAAACCAACTTCATGCTTCTTTTTAATTCTGAAGATCATCTGTACCCCCAGGTGTTCGCAAAATTTCTAAGGCAATCATCAATACCGAATAGGTTGATGTTGCGGTAAGTTCTAACTCGACCTTTGTGCTGCACAAGCAGCACGCGGGTCATAGAAGAGTAGGAATAACTCATGAAGCCTCCCCAGTTTCAGTAGCTTGAATCAAGGCATCTTTGCGCTGTGCATACAGGCTAAGTAGTTCCTGGTGATCAGCTGGAAGTAATTTAGCTGCAGGTATCGCTGGTGCCAGTCGTTCTAAAGTTTCTACTGAATCCATGTCATAGATACGGTTGATCAGAACTTGCTTCTTCTTTTTGTAGAACAGATCGATAGAGGCACTACCATGCTCAGCACTTTCCACTGCTGCTTGTTTACGTGCAGCATTTTCAATTTGATCAATCAAGCTTGGTTGTATGACTTCAATGACTTCTTCTGCGATTGGTTCAGGTTCAGCCTTAGGCGTGTATTGTTCAGGATCCAGCTCAAGAAGTTTGTCTTCAGTCAGTTTGCACAAGTGCTGTTGATCTTTTTGATCTAAGTGTCCATTGGCCAGAAATACGTGACGGAATGAAAGAACGTCATCCTCCTTAGTAAACTGATCAATTTGTGCAGTGAACTTTTCAACAAGCTTTACCCGGTCGGTTTCAACTGAATCCGCTTCAATTTCTGTAACTGGAGTTTCAGTATTAATAGTGGCTTCTTGCTCTATGGCTTCAATAGGCTGAATCACCTCTGGCTCAGGCTGTTTTTCAATATCTGGTACAGCATCACCTGGGCCAGCTGGAATGCTAGCCTGTTCAGTCTCATTCTTAGCTTTGGTTGAGCGTCTCTTTTTAGGTTTGCCTGTATTGTCTATAGTTGGAGGATAGACAATCATTCGACCAAATAGTTCACCCATTGCCACTAATTGTGATTCGGCATTTTCTTTATCCGCCTGAGCAAAACCATTGTCGACAGCTTTGAAATACTCCATGCACTGTTTGCTGTATTTAATCTGTGAGATATGGTCAGGATGAATAATAAAGATTTCCTGATCTTCCACGACATCATCAAGAGTCAAAGGCTTGGTAAATGTAATACCAGCCAGCTCCATTGTTTCAACCTTGATGCAGAACTCATAGCCTGGCATAGCGAAAATCGTAGCAGGGAACTGAGACAGATCATCAAAATCCATTAACTCGCCAGCAGCGCGGCACATGATATTTCGGCCAGCCATCATTGCTTCAAAAGCTTCTTTGCTATTTAGAATTTTCATGCTGTCATTGCTCCCTTCGCCAAATGTTCTATGTCATTTTTTACAGCTTCAAATTTGGAAGCTTCTATCTGGTTGAGAGCATCAAGCCCCAAGTGTTCACACACTGTTTTTGCATCAAGGCCACAGGTGTCGATGAAATCCTGTAGATCGGCCAGCTGCTCATCAGAAATACCTTTGAATTGAGGTGGATTGAACCAGCGCTTTTTCTCTTTTTCGTAGGTGCATTGCATTTCAGCGCCACGTGCCTTAATAGCAGCCCACATTTCTTTTACATACTTATGCTCAGGCATAAGTGACTCAGTAAGCTGATTTAGATCACCGGCATGACTGGCTTCTTCGCAGACTTGCTTACAATGATTAAGGTCAGTGATATTTTTTAACTCTTCAGCTTGTACTGGAGTAAGAGTATTGATGTGGTCCTTGGCTTGTTTAAGCAGATCTGCAAGGAAAGTAGGGGAATGAGCCAGATCTGGAACAGTAACTTGGCCAGAGCAAACTTCCACACCATTCCCATTTGTATGTATTCGACCTAAGCGACCTGAGTTTTTGCCATGGTGTGACTCAGATGGGTTGAAATAGATCGTACGGAGATCATCTCCGTTCTCATCGGTAGAAGCGTGTAGATAGCCCATAATGTCTGACATGCGATAAAGCATCGCGCTATTTTTGCCAGCCAGATCTGGACGCACAATTTTGATCTTATTCTTACCAGCTTCCTGCTCTACAGCATGAGCAATAAAAACAATATCTTTACCTAGGTTTTCCCACTTACGAACCATTTTCATAAATAGGTTTCCAGCTAGACCCTGCGCCTTTAATGTCAGTGATTTATCACGTTGCAGGTTGTCACTATTCTTGGAAAGATGATCTTTAATTGCATCCAGCATTGCACCTACAGTATCTGAAACAATAGTTTTATAGGGTGCATAGAAGTCATCCTTAAGATTCTCAAGGTCAAGCCAGCTATCAATACGAACAATTGCGCCACGACGCAGCTCAGCAGATACACGATGCTGACCTTTATCAAAGTCAAAAATTAAAGGCTTTTCTGCGGTATGAGCAATGGTACTTTTACCCATACCAGGATCGGTATACAGGTAGCACTTAATACTTTCTACAAGCAGGGTGTTTTCTGGTGTAAATACTTGAATAGCCATCTCAACGTGCTCCTGCAGGACGGTTATTACGCTTAAAGTTCTTATAGTCTTCCGATGCAAAGAAGCCGGTACTTTCTAAAACTTGATGATGCTTGTTTTTGCGCATAGCAACACGCGCATTTTCCAGTCCATCTAAAATCCATTTCGGAGTAAGGGATTTATCCATCTTCCTCAATGAGCCGTCCGGCTGAATGGAATAGATAGTTGTGTTGCAGAAATAGTCAGCAATAGTTCCTGAGCTTTTGACACGTAGGGCAAAATAGCTCGCCCGGGTTTTACCCACTCGATAGATTTCAAGTCCTTCAAAGGTCTTGATGTATTCAGAGAAATAACGATGAGTTGAGCCAAATTCTACCGGCATTGGAATTACAGGCAGCTCATCTGCTTTGAATTGCAGGAAGCCGGTGTAAAGGTCTACAAAATTAATTTGAGTTCGATCATTTAGAGGAGACCAGTCATCAGAGCCACATTCACACCAGTAGACCGATTGACCATTCAAAAGCGCTTCAAAGATTTGATCAGCAGAATTTAAGATCATGACTGCACCTCCACCAAACGATGCTTCATGATGTAACCAGCGATCATTGAATTGATTTCGCGGTGATCCTGGTAGTCTGTGAAGTCGTTATATGGATTGCCATTAGCATTGAACACCTTGATTTCACCTAGTTCAACGACTTCTATATTTGTGAATTCGGAACCTGGTACACCGTAATCATCCGGGTGTGCTTCAACTTCAAATGAAGTGATTTCCAAACGGAAACCATCCAGATTTAGGACAGCTTCACCGTGTACATCGTCGAGCATCTTTAAAGAGACGATTCCATATTCAGATTGAATATTTTGAGCTGGTGCTACTTGGTCACTACCAAAGTCAGCAAGATGAGCAAATGCCAAGGCGCTTACAGTTAAGGCAGCGGTAAACAGAGTTACCTTGAAGCTATTGTGTGGAGTTAATTTTGTGTTCATAATAATTTCACTCAGTAGGGTGATGGGTCACGCTCCAGGTTGTTCTAGCAACGCTGGGGCTTCTTTTTACTTGATAATTAAAGCATACTTTAATAAATGGGTTATGTAAAGCATACTTTAATTATATTTATAAACTTTGCTTTAATTTATGCTTTAATAGACAAAAGAAAACCCATCACAGGGATGGGTTGTTTGGAGTTTGTTATGGATAAGAATCAAGAATTAGAACGTGGCATCATTCCTGCCGGAACACGCATCAGACTATATGAAGGCTCAATCACACTCTTGAAGGATGCTGTGGTGGAAGCAAACCAGGAGTGGATTGATAAAGCTATTCAGGATCAGAATGATTTTTATAGTGGAACGGGTCGCACTGGCAATTCACCTCTTACTTCAAGCGATTAACAGCATCAGCAATATTGGTTGGTAAATTTTGAGAGGCTTTATTGTTTAAATTAATCTCGGTGATAAACAACACATCATCATTATCAACATGTTTTGCTAAAAAATCCCTAATTTGAATCGCACTATATTTTGACTTAATAATGAATTGAGAGAGAGTCACCTTAACCCAGACGGTCTCTGATATTTTATCAATCCCCTCATTTAAAAGAGCGTAGTTTTTTACTTGATGTAAATCATAAGTGATTGAGTAGGTCTTCATTTTTTCTCCACCCGATCCAAGAGCCGCTCGGGTATGCAGCATTTGATTAACTGTTATTAATGTTTTATAATCTATACATGGACCGGGGATTCCCAGTCGGCGAAAGGCTCTAGCGTTATGTTAGGGCCTTTTGTTTATTTGTTATTTAGGAAATACTTTTAATCCATAACCGTGGTATCCAATTCCAGCCCCCTTACGGCCATTCGCGCTATAAAATTTATACTTCAACACATCAAATGCTCTATTAACTTGTTCAGGCTTTAGGACATGATTGCCTATAGGGCGTGCAACCAAATCAGCAATTTGTAGTCCTGATGAATTTACTTTTTTTGAAGCCATTTTGATTTCAAACGGGAGGCAAATTTTTTCGTAATTATTCCCGTCACAAACTCTCCTAAACTCAAGCTCTAAATCCCTGTCTTCCTGCAATCCACGCTGCTCAAAAACAATGAAAGTCTTCTTATCTTGTTGATTTTTCTCCACTAAAAACTTATAGATTCTTTCCAAGCCGAACTCTAAAGCAATAAAATATGGATTTTTGGGAACAGTATATCTTTGAATTAGAATATCTTTTCTAACAACACAAGAGATTAGAATAAAATTTGTTTCTTGCATCAGTTCAGTAAGGTCGCTTAAGAGAGCTTCTTTTTGGTCTTTGGATGAATAATTCTTAAAATCCCCCGTACCTTTGAGGATATCCCTTTCATGCATCACAATAATATCGTGACCAAAATGCTTAAATTTAAGTTGCTCTAATTTCTTGATTACAGTTTCTGTGTAATATCTTTTATGAAAAATACAAAAGGCTAGAACAAAGACAGGGTACTTTGTGTTGTAGCCATTTACGGTATGGTCACCACTTTCATCAACATAAACAATATAATCGCTAAACTCCATACCCCACTCCAATACCAACTAAGCCGCATATAGCGGCTTTTTTATTCATACAGCCAACAAAAATTGAGTTGGGGTTTATAGCGCAGAATACTTTTCTAAAAACTCATCTATCCATCCTTGTGCCACTTCAAGATTGGTTATGTCATTCAGCTTTAGATTAGTTTCTTCTGCTTCGTTAAAGCCTTCAATAATAGCTTCAAAGATATTTGCCTCACTAATGACCTCACGTGCTATTTCAGCAGCGTCATAGCTTTGCTTGGCCTTCTTAAGCGAAGCTATTTGCTTATCAATCCCTTCACCGATTTTGCCTAATGCCAATTTAAATTCTTGACGATTAATTGTTAGCGCAGTTTTGGATTTATTAAGTGTTGCGATCATTGTGGTTTCCTTCTTTTTTGGGGAGCTACCATATTCAACATCTTGATAAAACCTAAGCCGCATATAGCGGCTTTTATAAATATTTATTGACTAGGGGCACGCTTGAAATTCTCATCATTCATGCAGTACTCAAGACTATCTCTAAGAATACCCACCATTCTGTAAATATGTTCCGGCTTTTCTAGAAAAATTTGTCCATTATTTTGAAGTTCTAGACCAGCGCGCTCAAGCTCAGTTTTACGAGATTCATCTATTGATACATTGAATTGAATTGTAGGACGCTTACGATTAACATCGTATCTAAACAACCATCTGTTTGTTTTATTTTGATATAGAACAGAGTAATAGCTCTCAGTATCACGCCCTTCAATCTCAACTTCTGGGAATAACTCCGTCACAATACGCAGTAAATCTTGCTCATCCTTTGTGGTGATGATTTTTTCATTGTCGGGATGCACAATAAAATCGGACTCTGGTATTGCTTGATTCACTTCAGGCTGATTTTCAGTTGGTTTCTGCTCAATTGGCTGTGCGGTAATAATTGTTGGAGAGGATAGGCCTTTAACGACTGTATCACTAATAGCTTGCTGTACCGCTTGCTGAACAAATGGCTGTATGGATTCAAGAAACTTAGTATTTAATTGGCGTTGTATGCTTGCTTGTTGTGCAACATATCTTACAAAATCAATATCAACCTCATTAATACTTTTCTTAATTACAGTTTTAAATTGCTGGATATATTGATTTTCTTCTGCAAAAAATCTTAACTTTTCCGCATGAAAATTGTCATGTTTAAATTCCGCTAACTGTGTCAGATCTTCAGGGTCAGCTTTTGTAAAATCAATTGTTAGAAATGGCTTTTCATCCATAACATTAGTGTTGATTAGATCTGTAAAAAATCTCCACTCACGACCATTTGTAATAGCACCAATAGTTACACCTAGGCTGCTGTTAAAATACCTTGATAGTTGTGGTGCATGATTGGTTAGATTTGCAACATAAGGCTTGGCTTCAATAAACATTACAGGCTGACCATTGCAATATAGTGCGTAATCTACACGCTCAGTTGCCTTAACTCCCGGGAAATCAGCTGCAAATTCCGCAAGGACTTTTGTGGGATCATATGGATTAAAACCCAAAATATCCAATAAAGGTAATATCAGCGCTTGCTTCGTGGTCTCTTCCGTTGAGCAGTGGACACCTACTTTTTTTACATGTTCAATATGATTTTTTAATCGTTGTACAAAATTATCCATAGTTTCCCCCTGGAATATTATCTTTACCTTGATTGGTAAATTACTTTTAATTAAATTTTTCTATACAACCCGACAACTTTACCTACTAGGCGGCAATCTTCTGTCAGTTTAATAATTTGCTCAGGCCAATCTGGATTAAGTGGCTGAAGGTACTTATCGCTGCCTTCAATAATTAGCTTTTTAAACGTAGCCTCACTCTCACCACAGCAGGCAATAATCACTAAATCATCGGTATGTAAGTCGAAAGTTTGAATATCAGGATTTACATAGATACGATCACCTGGCTTAAAGTCAGGCTTCATGGAATTTCCAACCACTACTAAACCATATCCATTTTTTCCACATTCTCTTATTGGCGGAAGATATTCATCCACTTCAACATCTTTAAGCACGGTTTCAATAGGATCAAATGAACCAGCAGCTACCCATGAAATAACAGGTACAGGAAAACCTTCCATAGGAATTTTTTGAGATAGATCGATATTGTTATCAAGTTTCTGATCACTTGATGCATCAAGCATTCCATACTTAGGATCACCGGCTAACCAGTGGGGATTCACACCTAAAAATTGAGCAGCTTTAGCATTTTTAAAGCTATCAAGCGACTTTGTTTTTCCATTAATCCATTGGCCTACCGCAGCTACAGATGCTTCGCAATACTTAGCCATGGCCGCTCTGTCCAGTTTCTTAAGTTTATTCTTGGACAAAAAATGAGATATGGCCTGATTGATCCGATCCTCAAGAGTACTCATATTAAAATTCACTTTAAATTTAAAGCCAGCTTACAACAATATTAATAAAGCTTGCTTGCAAAAATATATTAAAGTACACTTTAATAATAAAGCATACTTTCGAGATTGAACATGAGAGTACTCATCAAAACCAGTGACGCTCTTGATCATTTTAAAAATGCATCACGCCTAGCTGAAGAAATTGGCATCACTCCCCAAGCGATTAATCAATGGGGTGAATACATCCCAGATCCTTCTGTTGGAAAAATCATGGCTGTTATACCAGGGATTTCCTACAAGATTGTTAGAGAAGTACCCACGCCATCGCGATTAACCGCTTAAATTAATTATTAAGCATTTGATTTTAATTAAATACGTTCGAAGGAAGGGAAAATGAACATAACAGATGCAGCGTACAACACAGTTCGTGACTACCCAGGTGGTTCAGCCTCATTAGCTCCACGTATGGGAATCAAAAGCCCCGCTGTTCTAAACAGCAAGATCAACCCAAATACTGAAACTCACCATCTAACACTTGCTGAGGCTTCTAAATTGATGGCTTTGACTGGTGACTTTCGTATTTTGCAAGCATTAGCTGCTGAGCATGAAAAGGTTGCAATTAACCTTCCCGAAATCCCTGAATGCCGCGATATGGCGCTTACAGATAAGGTTTTGTGCGTCGGGATGCGTGGCGGGGATGTGATGAGTACGTTTCGCGAGATTATGGCTGACGGCCGCATCACTCCAGGTGAAGTGCGTGATATGTCAAAAGTAATTCACCAAATGCACGTTGTTTTGGCTGAGCTGGATAAACAAGTCCAGGCTTGTATCAATAACCCAGAAACAGAAAAAGCCTGACGGTCGAGGTCAGGCTTTTCGGTGTTTAAATCGTTGGAGATCCAAACAATGAATATGTTAACACAAGGAAATTTTAACATAAACGAAGTAACAATGTCATCACCTGAGATTGTTGATTTCATTAATAAATTTCGCAAAGAAACTGCCACTGTAGAGAAGCCATATAAAGAACTTCGTCATGATGACTTTATGCGGAAAGTCCCAGGTGTTTTAGGGGATAATCACGCTCCGAAATTTATCGGAACGCAAAACTACGGCAACAACAACACGCGACATATATACAACTTCCCAAAACGCGAAGCCTGCTTGATGGCTATGTCATATAGCTATGAGTTACAGGCTCGAGTTTTTGACCGCATGACTTCGATGGAAGACGCGCTTAAGGCTAAAAATAGTTTTGACATCACCAATCCTGCACATCTACTTCAAGCAATCGAAGTCCAAGCCAAGCTCAACATTGAGTTAAGTGCAAAAGTAGCAGTACTTGCACCTAAGGCTGAAGCATTAGAAGTCATTGCTGATACATCCAATACTTATTGCCTGCGTGAATGTGCCAAAACAATCGGTATTAAAGAATCAGACCTAATCAAGCTATTGATTGACAGAAAGTGGGTTTACCGCGACTCGGATCGCAAGCTTCAACCACATGCCCAGTATGTCATTAATGGCGTATTCACCAACCGTACATCACCAGTAATCACAAATCGCAACGATGGCAAGGAGCGTGTGTTCTTGCACATGCGTGTCACTGCTTTTGGCCTGACTCGTATTACAGGCCTAGTCAATAAGATGCGTAAAGCACAGCAGGTGGCAGCATGAGCATAACTTTAGAAGATGTTCTTGGCTTCATATCTTCATCTAGTGGTTCTGACTTAAATACGATTGCCGATGAAATGAAAGAAAGCGGCTTTGAGTATGAATGTCTTGAATGTGAGACCCATGAATGTGAAGAGCATGAATGTCATCACGATGAAGAAATGGCTGAAGTGAAAAATGAGTTTATTCATTATTTAGTTGAGCGGAACAATCAATTTGGCTTAGACGACATGCTTGATGAGCTAAAGCGTGAAGGTCAGAGCATTGGTGCATACCTCAAAGTGGAAGAAAAGTTATGAATTATTACCAACATCATATAGGGGATTTCAACAATGCAACTCGCCATTTGAGCTTGGTTGAGCGTGCGATCTACCGAGATCTTCTAGATATGTATTACGACACTGAAAAGCCAATTGATGCATCCAATTTGGAGCGTTTGGCTCGCCGTTTGCAATGTACAGCTGAAGACCAGACAGCTGCTTTGAAATATGTTCTTGATGAGTTTTTTACTCTTAAGGATGGGGTTTATATCAACAATCGTTGTGAACGTGAAATCGCTGAATATCACGGTAAGCGCAAACAGGCTAGTGATGCTGGAAAAGCATCTGCTAAAAAACGCGCAGAGAAAAAGCAACGGAACTCTGATGGTGGTTCATCAAATGATGATCATTCGAATAGCAGAAGTTCAACAGACGTTGAAGGTCAGTTAAATGAGAATCCAACGACCGTTGAAGCAGCGTTGAACGGAAATTTAACGGACGTGCAACCAACCATAAACCATAAACCATTAACCAATAACCATGAACCAATAACCAGTAACCAATATATATATACGTTCGACCTGGATTATGTGAATGCGAATTTATTGAAGTCTGGACGTAGACCAGTTGACCAGAAATACATTGATCAACTGCAACCACAATTCGAGTTGTACTACGCAAACCAACCCATGGTTGATAACAAAGCGCTAGTGAAATTTGTTCAATGGATTATGCGCAATCAGGATCAACCTCAAAAACAACAATCCATCACCAAAACCACAGCCCAGATTCTCGCTGAACAACGTATGCAGTTAGACCAACAGCAGGGACAGGTGATTGATGTTGGTGAACCAAAAAAGCCATTACTGATTGAGGAGGTGGGTCGTGCATAACGGGATCGCCTTAGACAAGGCGCGCGAATACTACGACATCATGCAAGTGATGTATGGACATAAGTTCATTAGCCAATTTAACGGCATGACTGACCTAAATCGCATTCTGAACATCATCAACGGTGCTTTGGCAATGTTGAGTGATGAGCAATTTCAAAAGGGCATGGCTCAACTGAATGCAAAAGCTGGATCAGGTGATTTCTGCCCAACACTTTCTGATTTCAAAACTTGGTGTATGGCTGGCAGCTGGTGGACAGCAACAGAGGCTTGGCAACGTGCTTGTGATTATTCAAATCAATCTGAGCTTGAGTTACTGGAAGGGAAATTGAAAGTTACTACCCTGACCAAAAAGGCATGGGACTCGGTTTACTGGTTGGTTGAGCAGGGAAGCATGAAGGAGGCCTTCAAACAGTTCAAATCAATCTATGAGACCTATCTGGCTAAAGCCCAGATGCAAGGTCGTCAGCAAGAGTGGTATGTGCCACCGAAGATGATTGGTACATCCAAGGCAGCACCTAAACTTAAATCATGGCTACCTGAGCCGACACCAGAGGAAAAATCTTGGGTGGAAAGCAAGGTTAAGGAATTTCAAGAAGCGGGTATGTCTTTGCCAATGGCGATGATGAATGCGATGAAGTTGAAGTATGGGCAAAGCGCAGGGGGTGGGGTGTGAAATTAGATCTTACTGATCGTCAATACCAAGTACTGCAATGTGTTAAGGATGCAAAAGCACAAGGCAAAAGACCTTACACCAAAGGCGTGGTAAATCGAATGAAAGCCAAAGGGTATGACATAACTGAGCGCCAATGCTCTTATGACTTAAGTGTGATTATTCGTACCAAAGGAACTGGCGTGATTAGCATGCGCCTTGGAAGTAAGCCAACTCTTTGGATTTACGACGAAGGTTGTGCCAAGGATGGTGCCGCATGAACGAAAGAACGTATCAGCACAACAAGGCAGCCTCATTAAATCGTGGCATTGACGTTTTACTTGTTATTAAAAACACACCAATCGCCACAACCAAGGAAATCAAAGATCAAGCGCTGCCATACATGACGATTAGATCGGTACAGCGCTACTTAAAAACTTTGGTGCAAGTCGGTCTTGTTGGATTTGTTGGAGGTGGTAATGACGAATATCGCTACTTCCTTACACCTAAAGCCAAACAGTTATTTGGAGTCCAGGGATGAACATCAATAAATCAGAATTTTTAGAACTCGTAAAAGCTGAAAGCGTAGCGCGTAAATCAACAGCGGTTCCGGTTGAGAAAGAGAAGCTGCGTAAAACACTTACCCGGGACGTAAAAAAATTCCTTAAGTCTGGTGGTCAGGTTGAGCAGTTACCAGGTACCGAGTTTAAACCACGTCCACAGCGTTCGACGGTTGAAAGCAGTGAAGATGGATATATTTCCCAGTACCAGAAAACGCGCCTGGCGAACTGGTGTAATTCGGGCGGACATTCGAACCCGAGGCGCAATATTTTGTCTGAATTAACTGGTATTTCGCTTCAACGAATTAGACACACCACGGTGATGGGTCATAGCAACCGCTTAACTCGGGGTGAGTACAAGAAAATCTGTGCGGTGATGTCGAAGGCCGAAGAATTGCAGAAATTGCGCGACGATGAAGTGCTTAAAAGGAAGGTGCTTAAAGAAAAAACAATACAAAAAAGAAGATATCAAAAAAGGAAAGCAGCATGAACTTAATCGAAAAGCTGGGTTTGGAAAAGTGTAAGCAGATTGTGGATGGGGCGCCGGAAGGTACGACATTATTTTTTTGTTTTGGTCAGCAATTTGAAAACAAGGTTGATTACTACAAGCTTTTTTTTAACTACTTCCAAATGTGGTTGCCAGATCACGGCTGGTTTCCAGTTCATCCAGAACTTGCGGAAGACACTTTGATTCTTGACGACCTCCGCACCGCTCTAGCCGATCACGACCGCATTGATACGTATAGTGATATCAAAAACCACATCAGCCCGAATACGAAGGTGATTGAGCATGAGTGAATTCATTACCGATGTTGAACGTCAGTACGAGTTGTACTGCAAAATCGCAGAAGAACACGGGTTTATTGATCTTAATGCTAAGAAAAACGGTTTTCGATGCACAACCAAATCAAATGAATTTAATGCTGGGTGGATTGCGTTTGTTGGTGCTGTAGCTGCGGTGCGTGATGAACAACAAGCCATCATCGACAACCTAAAAACCCAACTCAACAACATGGAGGCTTGTTATATCGAGAAGAAAAAGCAGGTTGAGGGGTTGCAGGCTAGAGCCAATAAAGCGCTATCAGTGACAGGGGATTACTGTGATGGGGATGATGCAGCCTTATTGGTCTTTGTTTTGGAGAAGGCGTTGCGAGGTGAGTCATGAAACTAACTAAGCAGCAACGTGCAGAACTAAAAATGAAGTTTGGTGGTCACTGTGCTTATTGCGGTGATCAATTGGGTAATAAGTGGCATGCGGATCATATTGAGGCGGTAAAGCGCGATTTCGATATGAAAAAGTGTGAGAAAACAGGCTACATGATTCCTGTGTCTAATGGGGTTTTGTTTAGACCTCAGAACGACACTTTGGAAAATATGAATCCATCTTGTGTGCCTTGCAATATAAATAAATCTTCAATGTCTTTGGAGTCATGGCGGAGATCAATTGCACATTACCGTGATGTGCAGTTGCTTCGCGATAGCACTCATGCACGCCATTTGCATCGTTTTGGCTTAATTGAAATCAAGCCTGATCCGGTGGTGTTCTTTTTTGAAAAGTGGGGTGCCAATGACATCAATCTCCCTCGCTGAATATCACAAACAGTATGGCGGTGGTCGAAAGACTGCCACTAAACGACCCAAGAAGGTTAAAGGTGAAAAGGTTGTAAGTGAAGGTGAGTCAACATTAAGTCTTCAGTTAAAAGCACTAAAAATTGAGTTTGAGCAGGAATTTGAGTTTCACCCAAAGCGGAAATGGAGAGCTGATTTCCACCTGGTAGGAAAAAAGATACTGGTAGAAGTTGAAGGTGCGATCTGGAGTGGTGGAAGACATACCAGAGGCAAGGGGTATATCGGGGACATGGAAAAATATAACGCCGCAACAATGATGGGTTTTCAGGTAATACGGTTTAGTACAGATCAAGTGAAGTCAGGTCACGCGATCCAGCAAATAGAGAAGATGGTAGGGGATTTAGGATGAAGCACAGAAATAAAGATTGGCTCTGGATTGTTGGTTTTATTGTAATGGCGATTCTTGCTGTCGCTGTAAACACTTGGAACACGGTGCAGGTTTGCAAAAGTCAGGATGTGTACTGGGTTAATGGTACTCAACATACATGCAAACTATTTAAGTAATGGGGTGTAGGGATGAATGTGATGGTTGAAAAATTTGAACAGTTTGAATGGTTGATTCGGGGTACTACAGCAAAGTCACCTAACTTTGAGCCTGTGGTGCATGGGACTAATGAGAAGCCTTTAACGTATCAGGATAAGTTGGGTGCCATTGCATCAATGGATACCGATCTGGCGAAGGCAATTGCTTCAGTCATCGTATTTGGCCCAGCAGCTAAAGCTGATTTTGATCATGTACAGGAACACCTGGCAAATATCATGATTTTAAATGCGGTCCAAGATAAACGTCGTGAACCAGATGGAATCAAGATTAAGGATTTAGCTAAACGTGTGGCCTTTATGGTGATTCAGTTTACTCTAGATCCGACGTTTGAAGAAAACTTCACAGCTAAAGGCCGTTTATACGCAGCTGGTATTGGTGCTCATCAGATGACACTAAAAGCCTATGATTGCACATGGAAACAGTATGAAAAGTTGATGGCACTAGCGATTGACTCTGCAATAGATGAGGCAGCTAAAGCTATTAGAAAGTACAAGAAAAATACCTACAAAGAATTTGAAGCATAAAGCTAGTAATATTTTTCTGATTCAGGTATTCTTTTTCTATACTGGTCGTATTACGGTTCAACCGAGACCAAGTGTTATCTGATAAAATGTTGACTGCTAGGAAAGACTAGTAAGGGCTCATCGAAAGGTGGGCTTTTTTGTTGCCTGTAAAAAGGCGACCCAAGCCTACTGGAGTGCTGACCAGTGGAACATGCCATCGAGTAAACTTCCTTCGGGAATCTAGACTAGGGAGTAGCGTCCCAACCTAAAGAGGATTGAAAGCAAGTAAAGCAGACCGTGCATGTTAGGTGTGTGTGATTGTGAGTAGCGGTAGATCAGTTGCCGAGCTGATCAATATCGAAATCTAAGGCAAGGGTGTGGCAGATCACCACATCCTTATTTAAGCGCCATTAGCTCAGTTGGATAGAGCATCCGCCTTCTAAGCGGATGGTCGCAGGTTCGAGCCCTGCATGGCGCACCAAATTCTAAGGAGATCCACATGCTCCGATTCTTATTATGTTTATTCGGCCTACACGGTGCGACTGAGATCGATTACACGGTTGATGATGAAGAAATCAAGGTGTGTCGGGATTGTTTGAAAGAAGTTGAATAATTGGTAGAGAGTACCTTATGAAGAATTGGTTAAAATGTTTTGTCCATAATTGTATTGTCCACCCACTCATGATGTTTATGCCAAAGAAGTGGGCGAACGAAATGCATGATCGTAATGCGGATTGGGCTTTTAATTTAAATCGCTATGATGAGCTTAAGCTAGAAAAGCAGAAATAATTCTCCAAATCGCCGAACGTATTACGGCACATAAAACCCCGCTCAATATGCATTATTGGCGGGGTTTTTCTTTTCTTATTGGTGGTACCCATGACAGATAAGGTACAAGCTAAACAAGACTTAGAATTTTGCAGTGCTGAGCTGTCTAAATATCAGAATCTCAGTCGGGCCGGATTAACGCGAAATGAGCTGCTGGCAATTGACGGCATCATGATTAAGCTGAAAGAGCGTATTAAGAATTTACGTGTGGCTTTGTATGGATGAGAAGTCCTATAAACTTTTTACTCAAAAAATCCCGCCAAAAAAGAAATCACGTACAAGACCATTACCAAAAGCATCTGACAAGTATTTAGAAGCATTCGATCGATTGAAAGAGATCCTGGATCGGATGGAAATTAAGTATGAAGAGTATTTTCATTTCAAAAGTACAAAGCATTGGCGTTTTGATCTGCACCTAATCGAATATCGATACCTAATAGAAATTGCCGGTGGTCCCTGGTCTGGTGGCCGTAAAGGTAAGCTCGCTACCAAAGCATGGAATATTGACCGGTACGACCACGCTGAAGAAATGGGATATCGGTATATGCGCTTTGAAACTGGCGATATCAATATGGGCCGTGCAACTACCTGGCTTAGAAATTTAAAGGCATCTTATGGAACAGTTCAGACCATTCCCGCCGACGGAGCTGATTGATCAGGCTGAGGAAGAGGAAGCCATTCGCTTGGCACCTGCGCCAGAGCTTAAAGAATGGGTCATGAATAACTGGTTAACTTTAGGCGGTGAACTGCATAACCCGGATCATGATCATATTGCTGAGTTGCTTCACGACAATGAAGAGTTCCTTGCATTCGCCTGGGCTTCATCTGCCGCCGTAGCGAAAAAACGTATGGTACTAGGCCAATGTGAAAAAGTGATGTTTAACGTGGGCGGCTGGAAGAAAGCACGCCAAGAACAACAGATGCGAGACTGGTTCGGCTTTGTGCCTCAATACCTGATTACGGTTGATGCAGCATTCTGTGAACAGGCTTCAGATAGAGAGTTCTGTCGACTGATTGAGCATGAGCTGTATCACATTGGGGTTGAGCGCGATGAAGACGGTGAAATCATTTATAGCGATATGACCGGTCTGCCTAAGCATTACCTGGCTGGCCATGATGTTGAAGTGTTCTTTGGTGAAACGAAACGATGGGGTGCAGACGAATCTGTAAAACGGCTTCTGGAAATTGCCAAGAATGCGCCGTTTGTATCTGAAACGAATATTGCAGCATGTTGTGGGAACTGTGTGATTGGATAAATTTTTTATCCGTCTTCTTTGACGTACTTTGACGGATAGAGGGAAATGGCTACTTTAAATAAAAAGCAAAAACTCTTTATTGTTCGCTCACTTGCACAATTTAATACACCGCAAGAAACTGTAGTGCTCGTCAAAGAAGAATTTAATATTGATGTGAGTCGTCAGCAGTGTGAAGCTTACGACCCCACTAAACGTGTTGGTAAAGATTTAAGTGATGAACTAAAGACAGAATTTGAAGCAACCCGAAAAGATTTTTTGGAAAAACCTCAAAATATTCCTATTGCAAACTTGACTGTTAGACTTCAGCGTTTAGAAAATCAATATCAAAAGCACGGCAAGAATCGGGTAGCAGCTCTAAGTATCTTGAAGCAGGCTGCCGAAGATATGGGTGGTAAATATACCAATCGACAAGAGATTACCGGGAAGGACGGCGAAGCATTACAAACTACTGTAGTTCATGCCACCCAAGATCAGGTTGAAGCTGCTGTAAAGAAGGCCCAAGAGGAATATTAAATGGATCTGCAAACACAGGTTGAAAAGAAGCTGTGTGAAGATGAGCATTTATATTTCACGCGGCGTTTCTTTAAGCCCCGGATGGGCTTCAAATTTACAGTGAACTGGCACCATGTTTATATCTCATGGATTATTGATCAGGTAATAGCTGGTGAGATTGCCAACGTGGTTATCAATGTCCCACCAGGAGCCGGTAAAACCGAACTGACCACCAACTTGATCCCACGGGGTTTAGCCTTAAATGCCCGGTCACGATTTCTCTATCTGTCATTCTCTCAATCACTGGTTGAAGGTGTGTCCGATACAGCGCGTGACATTGTGAAGTCTAAAGACTATCGCCAAATGTGGGATTTAACTGTCTCAAACAGTACCGACTCTAAGAAAGAATGGAAGATTACGGTTGAAGATTACGATGTTGGTCATGTGTATGTTGCCTCCATGGGTGGTCAGGTAACAGGACGGCGAGCAGGGACGTTGGCGGATGATGGCTTTACTGGCTGTATCATCATTGATGACCCATTAAAGCCTGAAGATGCTTTTAGTAAGATCAAGCGAGATGCGGCAAACCGTAAACTATTGAACACGGTGAACTCCCGTAAAGCGAAGTCGGATACGCCGATTATCATGATCATGCAGCGCCTTCACACTGAGGATCCTACTAATTTCGTCATGACGGGAAATCTACCAGGCGAATGGACCCAGATATCTATCCCAGCCCTAATTGATGATAAGTACATTGCCACGCTGCCAGAGCATATTCAAAAACTGGTACCGCAAGATACTGAACGTGATGATCAGGGTCGTCAAAGTTATTGGCCAAAGAAAGAATCGCTTCAGTCCTTATTGCAGCTCGAAAAGGGCGGTAAGGATAAAGAGGGTGCGACGGTATCACGCTATACATTCTCAAGTCAGTACATGCAGCAGCCTAAGAAACTTGGCGGTGATCTGATTAAGTCTGAGTGGTTTGGATTCTATAAAGAACATCCAGAGCTACAGTGGCGCGCCGTCCTTGTTGATACGGCGCAGAAAACCAAAGAGCACAATGACTATTCTGTATTCCTACTTGTGGGCATGGGGATAGATGGCAAGCTGTACTTGCTTGATCTTTTACGTGGCAAATGGGAAGCACCGGAGCTAAACCGTCAGGCGAAAGCCTTTCTGGATAAGCACAAGGAATACACATGGCATACCAAGCCTATTCGCTACATGAAAGTAGAGGATAAAGCGTCAGGTACTCAGTTGATCCAGACACTAGGAACTTATTCCGGTGTTGCTGTGATTCCGGTCCAACGTAATACAGACAAGCTATCCCGATTTATGGATGTGCAGGTTCATCTTGAAGCGAACTATAAGGACAAGCCTGAAGATCGTTTTGTGATGGTACCTAAAGATGCTCACTGGGTCGGTGAATTCTTTGAAGAATGTGAAGCATTTAATGCTGCCTTTACTCATGATCATGATGACCAGGTGGATACCTTGATTGATGCTATTGAAGACGCAGTAATTGCGATTAATTACAGCCCTCCGGCTGCATAAGGTTGAGTTATGTCTAAGAAAAGGAAAAAGCCTGAGAATGCAAAACCTGAAGCTGGTGCACTGTATTCTCATGAAGCTGAACAGGCTTTAATCAGTTATCTAACCAAAATGCCAGACGGCGATGAAGTACTTCGAAAAGCTGGTGTTACGCGCCCGCGCTTAAAAGTTATGATGTATGACGACGAGATTTATCAGGCAATCGAAAAACGTCAAGATAAACTCGAAAGTGCATCATGGCGTGTAGAACCAATGGATCGACCAGAGTCTAAGATCATCATGGAGCATTTGCGGGAATGGTGGTCTGAGATTCTACTGGGTGCACAAAATGCTCGCTGGTACGGATATTCTGTATTAGAAGCCATCTACAACAAACCAGAAGAACCAAGCCTACATATTGAAGGCGATACTATTACGCCGTTTATTGGCTTTAAATGGATTGGTGAAAAGCCAATGCAGTGGTATGAGCCTAAAAATGATGGTCGCCTGATGTTGCTGGCTAACTACAACACGACTCGACAAGATCAAGAAGTAGATCAGCGCTTCAAACACTTTTTGACACGTTGTAAATCTACTTATGAGAATCCATTGGGTGAGGCTCTTTTAAGTCGACTGTACTGGGTCTGGTTCTTCAAAACGTCTGGCTTTAAGTTCTGGGCCAAGTTTGTTGAAAAGTTTGGCTTACCAATGCTGGTTGGTAAAACTGCCGGCAAGACGACAGATATGCGTGATGCACTACTTAGAGCACATGCCAGTTCGGTTATTGCCTTAAGTGGCACAGATTCGGTTGAAATCCAAACGGCAAATACTAATGGTAATGCATCCCAGACATTTGAAGTCTTTGATAAGAACCTTGAGCGCCGTATTCAAAAGGTGATTCTTGGTCAGACTCTTACATCTGGTACCGATGGCTCTGGATCTCGTGCGTTAGGGGATGTTCATCTTGAGGTTCAAAACTCAAAGTACAAAGCCGATGTGCGAATGATCATGCCAACGATCCAAGCCATTATCAATGCATTATGCGATCTTAATGGTTGGGAGCGCCACCGGGTCATTATTGGTGAAGAAAAGTCACTGGAAGAACCTAAAGCGGATCGTGATGTGAAGTTAAAGAATGCTGGTGCAGTCTTAACGCCGCAATACTTTAAGCGTGAGTACGGGCTTGAAGATGGTGATGTGATTGAGCAGCCTCAAACAGGTTTCAATCAATTCACCGCATTACCGCGCCAGGCATTCAACTTTAAAGCATCTGTAAATAAGCTTTCGCCTGAGCAACAGGAAGTTGAGGAACTGACTGATGGCCAAGATGAATTACAGTTATTGAAACCGGATCAGGTCAAGGAATTGGTATTCAAGTCTGATAGTCCTGAAAGCTTGGCTTATAACTTGATGCAGTTAATACCTGGTGCAACACAAACTCAGTTCACTGCCAATCTAGATCAGGCTTTGTATGCTGCAGATGTGCTGGGGTATGTGACGGCTCAAAACGGGAAGTAAGCTATGCAACCAGTCACATTTCTTGAGGCACTTCAGTACGCTCATAGCAAAAAGATCGTGCTACCTGATGAGTTCTATTCAATGGATCTAAAGACTCGGCAGATGGCAACCACGGTTAGCTTTCTGTCGAGTCTCGAACAGATTGAGACGGTCATCAAAGCGGTGAATAAATCGATTGCCGACGGCGGTACCTTTAAGGATTTTCAGAAGCTCATTGAAGAATCTGAAATCATTCTGCCAAAGCATTACCTGGACAATGTATTTCGTACCAACATCCAAAGTGCTTATGGTCATGGCCGGTGGCAACAACAGCAACGGAATAAGGCTAAACGACCATATCTGATGTATTCGGCGATCAATGATAGTCGGGTACGTCCTAGCCACTTGGCTTTAAATCGGACTGTCCGTCCGATTGATGATCCATTCTGGCTGACACATTATCCACCATTGGGCTTCCGTTGTCGCTGTACCGTGATTGCCTTAACCGAGAAGCAGGCATTGAAATACGGCATTACGCCAGATGATCAGTTGCCAGAAGTGGCCGAGGCGTTGGATTGGAGTTCTCATCCATTGCAGTTTGGCGAACTTGAATCACTGGTGGATAAGAAAATCAGTGCTTCAAGTCTGGATAAGGAGTATCTCCTCGAGCAGAAGGAAGTCATCAGGGCAGAATGGACGGCGAGTAAAAAGCTCACCAGTCTGTTTGCTCCGATGGATGATAAGACTCGGGATCTGTTCGACACGGTGGCTAATACGGTGATTCCACTTAATCCAAGTATTCGGCCAAGTGCGATCCGTACCTTTCTGGATTATGTGCAAGGAAATGATGCCGCACTGTCTGGTTATTTAAACTCTGCTACAAGCTCACTGGCTGATGATGTGCTTAAGCGCTGGCTGAGTACTGATATGGCAGCTATTCAGGCTGTAGCAAGCAATACAGCTTCAACCGTGGTGGGTGCTGCGACACTTAATCAAGTAGCGGCTTATCAGGTGGGGCAGACAGTTCAATTGAATGCGCCGTTACTAATGACCGATATAGCTTCAGATATCGTGATTAAGATTGAGAATGCTAAAGGTCTCGGTATTGATCTGGATATGCTAAATGCTGGTAACGGCGTTCTCATGCCGATGGGGCTATCTTTTGAGGTGGTTTCGATTGAAGCGGTGGAAGGGCAGATGGTTTATACACTCAAGCCCTTGTTGAACTAATTTAAAAATGAATATGACCGCCTTCTGGGCGGTTTTTTTATGGAGCATGAAAAATGCCAGATCCAAATGAAGAACGGCTGAAGTATTTATTTAATGCCTCTGCGATTGAGGTACCCAAAGCCGAGGAAGGGCAGAAACGGAAATTTAAAGGCACTGCTTATGCTGGTGGTCGTGTAGATGGTCACTGGTATTGGGGACGCTCTGGCGTGGTCTTTGATCTTGATGGAATTGAGATTGATAAGCCGACAGCCTTACTTGAAGAACACTTCGGCTCAAGTCGAATTGGTGTCGTTCAAACCGTGGATACAAACGGAAAGATTGATGTATCAGGTGATTTCCTTACAAACGCCAAAGCACAGGAAATTGTCCAGGACTCTGATGATGGTTTCCCGTTCCAGATGTCGATGATGATTGATCCGGGATCGATTGAAGAAGTGTCTCAAGGCAAGACAGTCACTGTGAATGGTCAATCCTTTGAAGGCCCGATCACAATCTTCCGTCAAAACCGTATTCGTGAATTTACAATCTGCTCGACCGGTGCTGATCGCAACACATCAATCAAAGCCTTCTCGGGCAAAGCAAACCCAAACCCAACCAAAGAGGACACAGACGTGACCGAATTAGAAAAAGCACAACAGGCCAAAGAGCAAGCAGAACGTGAGCGTGATGATGCCCTGACTGAACTTAAGCAATTCAAAGCGCAAAAGCGTGCTGATGATATTGCTGCTTTAGAAACTGAACTGAAGACACAGTTTAGTGCGGAAGATAAAACCGCTTATACCAATATGGATGATTCAGTTTTTAGCTTTACTGCTAAGCAGCTTCGTCAATTCTCAGCAGGTACTACTCAGCAGCCACCAGCTGGACAACAGCAACAACAAACACCAGGTGTAAATCCGGCATTTGCTCACTTATTCACTCATCAGGCAAACCCAGGGCAAGGTGGTCAGTCAAATCACAATGACACTCACAAATTCACTTCTGGTGCACAAGCATTTGCAGAACAAAAGGGGAAATAATTCATGGCTATTCATTATGTACCGCCTATTTCGGTCACTTCAAAACGGCTGATCCTGGACAATGAAAAATTACGTCGTGCTAATGCCAAGGTGCCAACCGCCACAGCATTTAAATACGGCGATCTTTTAACACTGTCAGATGCCAATGTGCTGGCCCATGCCACTGATGAAAAAACATGGGATGTGATCTGTGGTCAGGATGTGTCGGCTGCAGAGGCGACGATCAAGGCCGCTGATGGAATCGAAATTCCAGTGTATTACGGCGGAGTGTTCAGTATTGAAGCTGTATCTGTAAATGGAACCTTGCTGACTACTGCTCAATACGATGCAGCGCGTGCACAGGCAACTAAAAACAAAATCGAACTTTCTAAGGTGTAATTAACATGCCACAGTCTTTTAATCTTGAGGGCACTCCGCTCGAACTTCTTGATGTGGGTGAACTCGCACTGATTCACTCGAATTACCGTCCAATGGATACCTGGCTTTTGGATCAATTATTTCCAAATCGCCCAGTATTTGCGCGTGATGACGTACCTTTAGCCGAACTTTCTGCTGAACATGATCTGGCACCACTGGTCTCACCTCAACAGCCTGGTAAGCCATTTGATACCACGCAATCTGGTGAAGTACGTCATGTAAAGCCGGCTTACTACAAACCAAAGAATCAGGTTACTCCCGCAGATACATTTGAAATCTCTTTACTGGAGCGCTTACGCACTGCCGGGATTATTTCAACCGGCAATCAGCAGTTGTCTCTGCAAGAACAGATGGTTATTTCTCAGATCGCGGTGATGAAGCGTAACCATGATGCAATTGATAACTCAGTCCTGATGATGGCAATTGATTTACTGAAAAATGGTAAATACGCGCTTCACTCCGATGATTATGAATACAACCTGGTGGATTACCGTCGTGATGCATCTTTAACATTTACGCCGTTAACCAAGTGGAATGAAGTTGGTGCTAAACCAGTAACTGATATCCGCACTATGCTTGAACGTCAATTGGCTGCTGATGGTGGTGAAGCTAAGCTATCTGTTATGTCTGGCTTGGTTTGGGCAGCTCTCTGGAACAATGAAGAATTCAAAAAAGAATTCATCACGCCGTATGCCGGTATTTCTGTTCCAGTGAATCCAAGTTTTGGTGTTAAGGAGTCGGCGACCTTCAAAGGTACTTTTGATGGAATCGAATTCTGGGTATATGACGCAACCTACCGCAACAAGGGGCAAGTAAAGCGCTTTATTCCTAAGGATTACTTCTCATTGATCTCTGATACCAATGGTTCAGTTGCTCACTGTAAGATTAAAAACATGCTGGCCAACGGCGTTGCTCAGCAATACTTTGATCGTCAGTGGTACTGCGAAGATCCAAGCGGAATCATGCTGATGACTGAATCTGCTCCACTGGTTGTGCCGTCTAATAAGAACGGTGTAGTTGGTGGTACTGGCTTTATCACCCTATAAGGAGTAAAACATGCCGAAGTACACAGCAAAACAATCCATCGGGCATTTTATGCCAGGTGATGAAATCAAAGGGCTTGAAGCTAAACAACTTCAGGCCCTTTTAGCATCTGGGGCTATTGAAGAATATCAAGAGCCGGAAGAGCCTAAAGCAGATGGTGCCGCTGCACGTTTGGCTGAACTTGAAAAGGCCAATGCTGACCTGACGAAAGCCAACACTGATCTTGAAGCTGCGAAAGTGAAGGCTGAAAAAGAAGTGGATGAGCTTAAGGCGAAAGTTACTGAACTTGAAAAGGTGAAACCTGCAGCTAAGCCTAAGGCAGATGCCAAGCCTGCAGATGAAACCAAGTAGGTGATCTATGTATGCGACTGAAGCAGATTTGGTCGCACGATTTGGTGATGAGATTGAAAATCTAAAAACGATGCTTCCTTCTCAGTCCTCAGTAACTGATGCAATCCAAGATGCAACAGAGGAAATTAATAGCCACATCGGTGGTCGTTATCCTTTGCCGCTACCCAATGTGCCAAGTAATTTAAAGCGTATGGCGTGTGACATTGCACGCTATCGTCTTTACTTTCAGCAACCCACCGAAGAGGTGCGTCAACGTTATGAGGATGCGATTGCATTCTTAAAACGTGTGGCTGACAACAAAGCACATCTGCAGATTCAGTTACCTGAAACAAACCAGATCGTGGATGACCAACCTAAAGGGCGACCTTCGACAGCACCGGTCGGTACTTCATATACCGGTGGCGTATTTGGGGATTCTATCCTGGATCAAATGCCCAGCATGAAGTGAGGTGTTTATGGCTTTTGCAATAACCATTCAGGCAGATAGTTCACCGATTGAAGCAGTACTTAAGCAATTAGGTAACTTTGATTCTTTAAAGAACCAGTTGTTTGATGAGATTGGTGCTGGGCTTGTGAATAGTGTTCAGCATCGGTTTTTAACCGGTACTGGTGTGGATGGTAACCCGTGGAAGATTTCATGGAGAGCCAAGCTGCAAGGTGGCGAGACGCTACGTGATACTGGCCGCCTAATGAACTCCTACACACACAATGTACTTTCAAGTGGTGTGGAGGTGGGTACAGATGTTGCGTACGCACCACATCTGCATTACGGCGCAACAATCTTACCTAAGAATGGCCAATACATTACTTTTGCAGTGGGTGGTCAATATCGGAAAGTTAAGCAGTCGATTCTACCGCCCCGGACTCAACTCGGCCTTGATGCTGAAGATGAGGTTATGGTTTTGGATATTGTTGGGAGTTTTATAGATGAGCACCTTCTTCGCGGTGCGTGATGAGATTGCAGAAAAACTGAAAGAGATTCCAGAATTTCTAAAGATCTATACACCATTGAATTCAGTCAGCGTAACAGAGATGTCACAGGTCACGCCGTCAGCACATGTCAATTTTGTCCGCATAGACAAGAAAGCTAGTGCAGGTCGTGGAAGTATTAACCAGATCGGCCAGCAATGGGCGGTTACGGTGGCATGTCGCAATGCTCAATCTCAAATGACCGATGGACGTGCTGTAAGTGATGAAGCTGGTCTTTTAACTGAAAAAGTAATTCAGTTGCTTTCAGGCTGGCAGCGTCAAGCATCACGTACTGCCCTAGATTTCATATCGGTTCGGGATGGCTATAGTCCAGGCTTTGCATACATCACGATTATTTTTGAATCACAAAAATTCATTTAGGAGCCAGTCATGGCGAAACAATACAAGGCAACTCAGCCTGTCGGCCGCTTTCAAAAAGGCGATATGGTCGGCGGATTGGACGATGCGCAAATTAAAAAATTACTGGCAGATGGCGTGATTCAGGAAGTACCTGAACCTAAAGCTGCTCCAGCCAAGAAAACCACAGGGGATGAAAAATAATGGCTAAAGAATATATCTCGTTGCAGGGTAAATTCTATTTATCCAAGCTAACCAATGGTATTGCTGGCGCTATGCGCCATCTGGGCAACGTGCCTGATTTTGAACTTGAGATTGGTGCAGACATTATTGAGCACCAGGAATCAACATCGGGTAATCGCACAACCGACTTCACAATGGTGAATACAACCTCTGTGAATTTCTCTGGAACACTTGAGGAAGTAGACAAAGACAATCTGGAGTACATCGTATCTGGTACCAACTCCGAAGTTGTAAGCAAAGCGATTGCTGATGAATCATTGGGTACTGTGGTTGCTGGTCAGGAAATCCAATTAAAGGGCTACAACTTATCAGAAGTGACCTTTAAGGACTCTACTAGCGGTACACCAAAGACACTTACGGATGATCAGTACACCGTAGATGCTAAGTTTGGCACTGTAATTTTCCATGATGTAGCAGATCTCACGATGCCGATCCTAGCTACCTATACAACAGGTGCCGTAACACACACCACTTTGGCAAATAACTTCAATGAAGAATATGAGTTGTTCTTTAAAGGGGTGAATACAGCAAATGGTAAGCACATGGCTGTGCGCTTATGGCGAACTTCAGAGGTGGATCAGGAAATTTGA